AAGTTTAAAACATTTAAAAACATTAGACGATAATCTATTTGATTCTTGTATTACTGACCCACCATATCATTTGGCGTCTATACTTAAACGATTTGGACCTGGTCAAAAGGGAATTAATAATAGAGACGAAAAGGAAGGTCGTAATGGTCCTTATCATAGAGCTGCTAAAGGATTTATGGGACAGACTTGGGATGGTGGAGACATTGCATTCCAAAAAGGATTTTGGGAACAAGTTTATAGAACAATAAAACCTGGTGCAGTATTATTAGCATTTGCCGCTCCTAGAAATTATCATAGAATGGCAGTTGCAATAGAAGACGCTGGGTTTGAAATATTTGATATGATTAATTGGATATATGGAACTGGTTTTCCTAAAAGAAAAAATTATTTAAAACCTGCACACGAACCTATTGTTATGGCAAGAAAGGGAGTTAACCCTAGCTTAAATGTAGATGATAGTAGAATACCTTATAAGGATGAAAATGATAGAAGTGGTTGGCATACAACAGGAGCAGATGGTTCTAAAGGTTATATGGGTACAGGTACTTTTAAAATAAGAAAAATTAGTGCTGAAGAAATTAAAGAAAGAACAAAAGATGGTAGATATCCTGCTAATGTAATACACGATGGATCAGATGAAGTAATAGATGAATTTAAAAAATTTGGTGAAACTAAAAGTACAGGTGGTGGTGGTAAAAAAACAATTTCTAAAAATTTAAATGTATTTAAAAATAAATGGGGAGAAATAACATATCCTAAAGATGTTGGTTTTGGAGATGTTGGAACTCCTGCTAGATTCTTTTATAGTGCAAAAGCAACGAAGAAAGAAAAAGGAGATACGAAACACCCAACGGTTAAACCTTTATCATTAATGAGATATTTAATTAAATTGGTTACACCAAAAGGAGGATTAGTATTAGACCCATTTGCTGGAACAGGTACTACTGGTGAAGCTTGTATTTTAGAAGACAGGCAGTACTATTTAATAGAACAAAGTACAGATTATATGAAAGATTTAGAAAAGAGATTGAACAAATATAACAAGGCATTTCTATGAGCTTGACAATATCATTATTTTATGTTATGATACCTTTTATATTAGTATTATTATTATTAATTATGTGGAACAATGAAGACCCTAAACCTTAAAGAGAAGTAATGGATTTATATACAACAGATTTAAAAGAGTTTGCTAATGAAGATGGTCTACCTGTTATGGATTCTATTCAGTTTAAAAGATGGACTGAAAAATTAGGTAAGGAAAGATTTAGAGAAGTACTAGCAGAATACATTGCTACTTACAGACCACCATTTCCTTTAAATCATATTTCATATGAAGATATGAAAAACAATATTATACAATTAAGTAAATTTGATACTAGAAAAATTTGTACACCTAAAGAACAAAGTGATAAAGATGTATTTGATAAATATGATGACTATAAGTATCCATATTCAAAATATGGTTTAGGACTAATTGACGCTCCTAGTACATATGGTAAATGTAGTAATTATTTTCATCAACATTTAAGATTAAATTGTTCAAGTTATAGTTTTAGAGCAACAATGGAAGTTTTTAAAAATGGTAGTGCAAAAGATATATGGAAGTGTCTAGGTGCATTATGGAGAGGTGTAAATAGTACTAAAGATTTATCACCACCTAGTTATAGAGAAGCAATAAGATTAGGTACATATGTTGCAACACAATTTAAACCAGTTGTTGCAAAAACAATATATGATATGACTAAAGCAAATACCGTATTAGATACTTCTATGGGTTGGGGAGATAGACTTGCTGGTTTCTTTTCTAGTAATGCAAAAGAATATTATGGTTGTGACCCAAACCCTAACACATATAAACAATATGAGAAACAGATTAAAGAGTATAGTAAATTCTTTCCAGGCAAAAAAGTTAAGATGTGGAATTGTGGTGCAGAAGATTTACCTTATAACGAACTACCAGATATAGATTGTGCATTTACAAGTCCACCTTATTTTGCTACTGAACAATATAACAAAGGTGGAGAGAAAGAAGAATTACAATCGTGGAGTAAATTTAATGAGTATGAGAAATGGCGTGATGAGTTTTATCTTCCAGTTGCAGAAAAGACTTTAAGTAAAAGTAAATTTATGTTAGTTAATATAATGGATCCTAAAATTAATAATGTAAGGTATAGGTCAAGTGATGAACTAATAAATAGATATAAAGATAAGTTTCTAGGTCAAATTGGTATGAGAATTATGCAAAGACCTCAAGGTCCTGCTAAATTTAAAACCAAAGAAGAACTGAATAAATTTATGGCAATGACTTATATAGAAAATGTATGGTGTTTTGGACCTAAAGATTATGACTTTTTTTCATCAAGTAGAAAAGCGACATTAGAGAACTTCTTATGCTAGGAAAAGGAATGCCAATAAGTAAAAAAGATTACGAAGATTTAAAACCATATTACGACTATCAAAGGAAAGTTGAATATAATAGAGAAGCAGTTTTTAATATGACAATGAACTTTGAAGGTCGTATATATGACCAATTCGGTCCAGTTTCATTACCAGAATTTAAAACTAACTTATGGGATAAGATAAGACCAGAGGAGTATGAGGAACCACCAAGCGATTGGGTTCCTAAAGAGGAGAATTTGAGAGTAGAAGGTGAAGTTTTTAATGAATATAAACGATTTGACTTTCTAGCAACTCATAGAAAAAAGGTAGCTAGAGGAAGACAAGTGTAGGCTATTGACATTTAATCAGATATAGTATAGTATGGAGACAATATGAACGATTTTTTAAAAGACATTATTAAAGAGACAGGCAATGAATATGCAACATTAGCAAGTGAAGGCGTTGACGCTGGTGATGTATCAAGTTTTGTAGATACAGGTTGTTATTCTCTTAACGCTTTATTATCAGGAAGTATATACGGTGGAATGCCTGGCAATAAAATTACTGCAATCGCAGGAGAAGCTGCTACAGGAAAAACATTTTTTGCATTAGGTATCTGTAAACATTTTTTAGACGCCAATAAAGACGCAGGTGTTATTTACTTTGAAAGTGAAAGTGCTGTATCTAAAAATATGATTGAAGATAGAGGCATTGATAGTAAAAGATTTGTAGTAGTACCAGTTTCAACCGTACAAGAATTCAGAACACAATCAATAAAAGTAGTTGACAAATACCTAGAACAAGCTGAAGATAAACGAAAACCAATTATGTTCGTATTAGATAGTTTAGGTATGCTATCTACTACAAAAGAAATGGCAGACACAGCAGAAGGTAAAGAGACCAGAGATATGACAAGGTCTCAAATTGTGAAGTCTACATTTAGAGTATTAACATTGAAGTTAGGCAAAGCAGATATACCTATGATTATGACCAATCATACTTATGATGTTATAGGTTCAATGTTTCCACAAAAAGAAATGGGTGGCGGTCACGGATTAAAGTACGCTGCTTCATCAATCATTTATCTAAGCAGAAGAAAATTAAAAGACGGCACAGAAGTTGTCGGTAATATTATTCATTGTAAAAATTATAAAAGTAGATTAACAAAAGAAAATGCCAAAGTTGATGTAATGTTAACTTATCAAAAAGGATTAGATAGGTACTATGGTTTATTAGACATTGCAGAAGCAGGTGGTATCTTTAAGAAAATATCTACAAGATATGAAACGCCAGATGGTACAAAAGCATTTGGTAAATCTATTAATGACAATCCAGAAAAGTATTTTACAAAAGAAGTATTACAGAAGATAGATGAACAAGCAAAAAAACAATTCCTCTACGGATAAAAGATATGTCTTTGCTCAAAGACCAGGAGACGATTTTAGTTGTATAAAACTCGTTGAAGGTATATACAAAGATGTTATTTACAGATATGGTAAGGTACAATTTAGTAAGGAACCATTAGACAATGGCAAAATGCCTTTGCAATTTGAGTGGACTTTATTAAAGAAACCAGATGAATTAGATTTAGATAAAGACCAACCAGGTTTTATAAAGTATATTGGAGATATATTAATTGAAATTATGGAAGAAAAATTAGAAGCTGGAACATTATTAGATGACAAATAGATTAGAAGATACAATATTAAGTAATTTAATTTTTAATGAGGAGTATACAAGAAAAGCAATACCTTTTTTAAAGGATGAATACTTTGGTACAAGGTCAGACAAAATTATGTTTGCTTGTATAGATGACTTTGTAAATAAATATAATAATCTTCCGACCAAAGAGACCTTGATAATAGAATTAAATAATCGTAAGGATATTAATGAGGAAGAATTTAAGGCTATAAAAACAACAATAAATGGATTAACTCCAACTAAAGTTGATTTACAATGGTTACTTGACACTACGGAGAGATTCTGTAAAGACAAGGCGGTTAACAATGCAGTACTTCACGGCATTAAAATCTTGGATGGAAAAGACAAGAAAAGAACTCCAGAGGCCATTCCTGGCATTTTATCTGAAGCTCTTGCTGTATCTTTTGATAATCATATTGGGCACGATTATTTGGATGACGCAGACGCAAGATTTGATTATTACCATAGGAAGGAATTAAGACTTCCTTTTGACTTACAATATTTTAATAGAATAACTAAAGGTGGTGTTCCACAGAAGACGCTTAATGTTTGTCTTGCTGGAACTGGTGTAGGTAAGTCTTTGTTTATGTGCCACCTTGCTGCTTCAAGTTTATTAGAAGGTAAAAATGTTTTATATATTACTTTAGAAATGGCAGAAGAAAGAATTGCTGAAAGAATAGACGCAAACTTATTAGATGTAACCACAGATGATTTATACGCATTACCAAAACAAATGTATGATGACCGAGTTGAAAGATTGAAAAAAAGAGGTCCAGGTAAATTAATTATTAAAGAATATCCAACTGCCGCTGCTCATAGTGGACATTTCAAAGCATTATTAAATGAACTTGCATTAAAGAAAACTTTTAAACCAGATGTATTGTTTATAGATTATTTAAACATATGTGCTTCAAGTAGATTTAAAGGTGGTAATATATCATCTTATTTTTATATCAAAGCAATCGCAGAAGAATTAAGAGGTCTTGCTGTTGAGTTTAAATTACCTATATTCACAGCAACACAAACTACAAGAAGTGGATTTACATCAACAGATATAGGTTTAGAAGATACAGCAGAAAGTTTTGGTCTACCAGCAACAGCAGATTTTATGTTTGCTCTTATAGCTAGTGAAGAATTAGACGCATTAAATCAAATGAAAGTTAAGCAACTTAAAAATAGATATAGTGACCCAGCAATCAATCGTAGTTTTATTATAGGCGTTGATAGAAGTAAGATGAGATTGTATGATGTAGAACAAAAAGCACAAAATATAGTAGACGCTAATCAGGAGAAGGAAGTTAAAGTGGATCCGTACGATAAGTTTTCTGACTTCAAAGTATAAAATGCCAAGAAAAAATACTGACATATTAAAACAAAAGCAATCCAGACCTTTGCAACCAGGTGAGAAATTACATTATATTAAATCTATGGTAAAGAAAAAAGGTAAGATATATTGGAGGGTTACTGAAAAACCTACAAATGTTATAGTTAAAGATTGTTTTTTTGAACAGGATGCTAGAACATTAGTTAGATTTCAAAATAAGAATAGAGTATGGGAAAACAATGGTGGTATTCCACACTTTCTTTGTGATATCCAACCAGATTAAGCGGGTATAGTATAATGGTATTATTACACCCTTCCAAGGTGAGGATGTCAGTCCGATTCTGACTACCCGCTCCAAATATTACATATAAATAATATTACTATGGCAGATTCACCTAAAGAAGCAGAAGCGGCTCAAGCATTGTTTTGTTCTATCGCAGATTTTGTGGGTAAAACAAATGTATCAAAAGTCCTTAACTTAAAAACTTATCCAAAGTATAAAGATTTTAAGACAAAACAAGATAAAACCATAACACCTGCTTTTGGAAAACTTAAAACTCCTGGACTTTCTTTAAAAGATATAGAGAAATTTCTGACATCAAATCAATCTTGGTATGAATCGTCTGTTATAATTGCTGTTAAACTAATTACATCTTTATCAGAAATTAATAGAAAATTTACAAAAATAGAAAAACCAAAATGGCAAGATTTTGTTTATGTTAGAGGTGCAAAACCAGATAAAAACCGTTCTGCTAATACTATGGAAAATATAGGAGCTTTATTTAAAATTGCTAATGATAATGATAAACAATTCGGTGATGTTAATAAATGGAGTCCTGCAGATATATTTTTTGTATCAGATAAAGGAAGAGAATCAGTTAAGGAAGAATTAGACGCATTAAATACAACAGCAACAAAAGGATCAGGAAAAGTAATTGAAAGTTATGACTTCATTGATTTAAATAAACTTGTAAATGGTTTAGTTGCTAGTGGTGATATATTACCTTTATCTTTAAAGAAAGCAGTTAAGACAGCAAGTTTATACAAATATAATTTTAATAGAAAACAAGATGAGAAAGAACTAGCAGATATTAAATATTATGGAGTGAGTGATTGGAGCACAAAATATAAAACAGGTAAAACCAGAGATATTCAAATTTATTTTAGTAAAAATAAAAATTCTAAACTTAAAATGAGGCACGACCCACATACTAACACAATAGGTGGAGCTTCAGGAGCTAATAGAGCAATTAAAGCAGAAATAGAAATTTCTGGTTCTCCTGCTCGTGGTGGGTCAACTTCTAGTATAACTATTATAAGTAATATTTTAGCACTAGTTGATAAAAAATTATCTAAAGATTGGTTAACAGCATATGATAAAGGTATTAAAGCTTATACAATAGCAATGGCTGATTTAAATAAATCATATAACATTACGACAGGTATGAAGTCAGCTGACTTAAAAGCAAGACCAGCACCAAAAACTGGTCCAGCAAAAGGTATGAATGGCAACAAACAATATGAAGAATATAAAAAAGAAAGAATTGATTTAAGTGGTGAACATTTATTGAATGAAGTTATGCCAGTTATATACAAGTGGTTTAAGGGTAATGAAGGTGGTAAAAGAGATAGATTAAATACTAAAGTTCTTCAAAAATTTATAGAATATGCCTCTAGTAGGTCACCTCAATCTGGTAAATTTGTAATCGCAAAGTAGTATAAATATAAGAAACGAAGTGAAGTAGTATATTAATGGATAGTTTATTTGTGTATGGAAAAAATGAAGGGAAAAAATGTTTAGTTTTAAAGGATATTCTAGCTCTGGAACAAATACACACCTAGAGCATTTAGAAGATAGTATAATCAATGACGGTGCCAAAGGTGGCAGAAACGCTATAGCGTTTTTAAAATCTTTGCGAAAGATGTTATCTGCTAGCACCAGCAAAAAAGTTAATGTAACCGTTAAGTGGGATGGTGCACCTGCTATTATATCTGGAACTAATCCAGAAAATGGCAAATTCTTTGTCGGCACTAAATCAGTATTCAATAAAACTCCAAAAATAAATTACACTTCAGCAGACATAGCAAGAAACCATCCAGGTGGTGTTGCTTCTAAATTACAAGTTGCTTTAAGAGAATTAAAGAAACTAGGTATAAGAGGTATTGTTCAAGGCGATTGTTTGTTTACAAGTGAAGATAAACAAGTAGCTAATATAGATGGTCAATCTATGATTACTTTTACTCCAAACACAATCACATATGCAATGCCTATTGATAGTCCAGTAGGTAGACAAATTGCACGAGCAAGATTTGGTATAGTTTTTCACACACAATATAATGGTAAGACTATGAATAGTTTAAGTGCTTCTTATGGATTTGTAAGAGGAGTCCGTAGTGGTTCAGTATGGGTACCGTCTGCTCAATATAAAGACGCAAGTGGAAGTGCTAGTTTTAACAAAGGTGAGATTTCTAAATTCAATTCAATGTTAAGAATGGCAGAAGGTAGTTTAAATAAAGCTGCTCCACTATTAAATGAGTTTGATAGTAGAGACCCAATATCAGTAGGGTTTAGATTAAAAAGTTATTTTAATTCTATCGTAAGAGATAGTAGAGGTACAATAGGAAGTGTTAAAGTACTACAACAGAATTTTAGAAGTTATTACGAAAACTTTATAGACGCAGAAATAGACGCTAGAAAAACTGCAAAAGGTAAAGCAAAATTTAAAGACGCAAAAGAAATGAACTTACTTTTTATTGATAGAAATAAACCAGCGTTATATTTTGCGATTGCAAGTTATATAACATTACAAACTTGTAAGAATATATTATTACAAAAGTTAGCACAGATACAAAGTGTTGGACATTTTATTAGAACAAATACTGGTTATAGGGTAACCGCACCTGAAGGATTTGTTGCTACAGATAGAGTAGGTAATGTAGTTAAGTTAGTAGATAGATTAGAATTTAGTAGAGCAAACTTCAATGTGTCCAAGGATTGGGTAAAAGGATAGTATGAAATGTAAAAGTTGTCACCATAAGTGTCATTGTGATAATGAATTACACGCTGATGAGTATGGTATATGTGTATGTGATGATTGTAAATGTAATGATGTCACCTTTACAGACGACACAGCAATGATAGATGAGACAGATGACACAGCAATGATGGATGTATAATGAGATTTTTTAGTAGTAATGGTGAAGTATCATCACCACAACAAGTTTGGGATAATTTAATAGGACCTGGTTTTTCATTAAAGGAAAAAAGTCCTAGAAGAAAAGAAAAGAAGAAACCAAAGAAGAATAAGGATAAGAAAAAGAAGAAAGTATATATGAGTAGGGATAAAGTAACCAAAATGAAGAACGGTTCTTATAATATTAAAACGGAAGTTAGAGAGTATAATTCTAGCGAAGATGAATTTGGTGGCGGTTGGGTCCGTGAGTAATTATAAACCACTACCAGACGGATTAAGAATACAAGATAGTGATATTCACGCTCAAGGTTTATTCACTACAAAAAAGATTGATAAGATGGAAGATTTAGGAATAAGTCATATTCAAATTGGAAGAGAATTATATAGAACTCCATTAGGAGGTTTTATTAACCATAGTGATAAACCTAATTGTCAAAAGATTGAAGTAGATAGTAAATGGTATTTACAAACATTAAAGGATATTAAAAAGGGAGAAGAGATAACATTAAAGTACACTTTTTATAAAATATGAAAAAGTTTAAGTCTATAATACAAGAAGGAGTTTACGACCCAGGTATATTCAAGGCATTTTTCCTTGCAGGTGGACCTGGTTCTGGTAAGACTTATGTAACCAACAGAACAACTGGTGGTATGGGACTTAAATTAGTAAATTCAGATATAAGATTTGAAAGATATTTAACGAAGGCAGGATTAAGTTTAAAAATGCCTGATAAAGAAAGTGCTTTAAGAGACCCATTAAGAACACAAGCAAAACAGGTTACAGGTGACCAAATGGATATCTATATTAGAGGTAGACTAGGTTTAGTTATTGACGCAACAGGTAGAGACTATAGTATTATTACTAGACAAAGAAGTTTGCTTAATATGTTAGGTTACGATTGTTATATGATGTTTGTTAATACTAGTTTAGAAGTTGCATTAGAAAGAAATAAAACTAGATACAGAAGCGTACCTGAAAATGTAACCAGAAAATCTTGGCAAGCAGTACAAAATAATATTGGTAAATTTCAAACTACATTTGGTAGAAATAATTTTATGGTTATTGATAATAATAATGTAAGTGAAGATACATTATCAAAAGTATACAATAGAATAAGAGGACTAGTAAGAGCACCAATCCTAAACTTTGTTGCTAAAAAGTGGATGGAAATAGAATTACAGAAGAAAAGAAATGTTAGAAAAATTTAAAGATTTTATAAAAGAAAGTATTATAGATGTACCTAGAAAAAGATATGCTGTTGGTGTGTTTGATAATGCAGATACAGATAATCCAAAATTAAAACAAAAAGTTTTAGATATTATTAAAAAAGATTTAAAAACTTTTGAGAAGTTTGGTCCTATTCTAGGAGTAAAATTAATTGGTTCTATTCTAGGTAAGAGATATAGAAATGACGCTGATTTAGATTTAGATGTATTAATAGATTTACCAGAAAAAGATAGAGAGACAATTGGTTTAGAAGCAAGAAAATCTGTATCAGCTATAAATGGTAGAAATATTCCAGGTACAAAACATCCAATTAACTATTATGTTCAAACAGACCCTAAAGTAAATGACGCTCATCTTAAAACTGCTACAGGTGTTTTTGATGTGTTCAAACAGAAATTTGATAAGAGACCTAAAGAACAAAAGTTTGACCCTAAAGTTTATCAATCAGAATTTCAAAAGAAAGTAGCAGAAATAGATGTAGTCAAAGGAGAATTAAGAAACGATATAGTTGACTATGAAGAATTAAAAGAATTATCTCCAGACGATATTGAAGGTTTACAAAAAAGTATTAGAGAAAAGTTAAAAGAAATAGAAGACGCAATTGAAAAGTTTTCCGTAATGGGAGACGAACTTATGCAGGCAAGAAGGGATTTATTTAATAGACCTTTGACACCAGAAGAAATTAAAAAATATGGTGTTGCCCATAAGTTACCTAAAAATGTAATCTACAAATATTTGGAGAAATATCATTACATAACCTTTATGAAAAAATGTAAAGAGATATTGGATGATGGTATAGTAACAGACAAAGAAATAGATAGTCTTAAAGAGGCAACAGGTTCGCCTAGAAGACATATAGCTTTCACATTTGGAAGATTTAATCCACCTACAATAGGACACGAAAAACTTATTAATAAAGTGGCAAGTGTTAGCGCTAATGATTATCTGATTGTACCAACTAAAACAACAGACGCAAGGAAAAATCCATTAAAGATTGCTGATAAAATTAGAACAATGAAACAGATGTTTCCTAGACACTCAGCGAAGATAAAACAAATACCAGGTGCTAGAACAGCAATGGAAGTTTTAAATAATCTAAATGGAAAAGCAAACGAAATAACAATGGTCGTAGGAAGTGACCGAGTAAGAGAGTTTGAAACTCTACTAAACAAATATAACGGAGTACGAGCAAGAGGTACTAATTATAAATTTGATAAAATTAATGTAGTAAGTGCTGGGGAAAGAGACCCAGACGCTGAAGGTGCTATGGGAATGTCAGCAAGTAAAATGCGAGACGCCGCTAGCAAGAACGATTTAAAAAGTTTTAAAAGAGGTCTACCAATTTCCTTTAGAGATAAAGATGGACTATTTAAACTAGTTAGAAAAGGAATGAACCTGGAAAATATGTCAGGTGCAGGACTTGGAACATATGCTCCAACTGCTGATATTAATCCTACTAGTAAAAATAAAAAAATTATCGTTGAAAGATTTACTCAATTTCAAATAAGAGACTTGTATATCCGTGAACAATTATTTAATATTAATGATATTGTAACCGACCAAGAACAAGAGGTTGAAGGTAAAGTAATTCGTAGAAGTACAAATTATATCGTATTAGAAGATAACAATTCCAACTTACACAAGTGTTGGATATGGGATTGTTTACCAGTTAGTAATGTAGACGAAGTTAAACTACACGAACACAACCTAAATGTTGATTATGGTTTTGAAGCAGTATCGGAAACGGAAGTCAAAATGAATAAGAAAACATATGAAGATATAAAGAATAAGAAAGAATCCTTTGAAATAGGTAAGGATTGGGCAAATCACACTAAAACAATAACTCCTGGACAGACGCCAGACGCTAAACCAGTAGATAGTAAGACAAGAGCAGAAGAAACAGATGAGAAAATTAACAAAGAAGACATTAAGAAATGGGCTTCTTCAAGTGATACTATTGATAAATATAAGAGACGATACGCAGAAGATTGGGAACGAGAACTAGGCGAGGCAACCAGTAAGATGGAAGAACGCCTTAAAGTACAATCTTTTAAGGAGTTTAATAATACGCAAGGAAAATAAAAAAGATGACAAGATACACAAAATCAATGCGAGAAGCAATGCTGGAAGTTTGGGCCAATGATATAACATTGGACGAAGGCAATATGAAGACGATTGCCACTATGTTTGCTCAAGGTAAATCAGCAGAAGAGATAGCAGCTAAGATGACTTTGCCTGTCGCAACGGTTAAAACTATTCTTGGAGAAGATGATGTAAAAGAGCAAATGCTGTGGGAATTCACAGACGCTCAAATTACAAAGTTAAAGAAAGATTATGCTAGTTTAAAAGGTACTAAAATTTCACTTGCGAGAGCAAACCAATTAAGAAATATCTTTGATAAAATCACAGATACACAATTACCAAAATTATACAAAGCAGATATTCCATTTCTTTCTACAATGTCATTAAGTCGTATGATTAAGAAAGGTATACAAGTACCTAAAGGTGTTAGAATTAGTGCATTTAGAGAACAGACTTGGGAAGAAATTTTAAAAGACGAAAATGCTATTGCAATTTCAGGAATAGAAACTTCAACAGAACGAACTCAATTAGATGAAAAATTCCAACCAGGATTTGCAGTTAGATATGCTTTAGATGGAAAAAGAAAAGTACAAGCATATAAGACACAAAAGGACGCAGACCATAGAGCAAAAATATTAAAGAGTATGGGTGGTGTTAAAGATGTTTCAATTACAAAACACGATTTAAATTTTAAAGAAGAAGATTTTAAAGTCTTTAATGAGTATGCTGAGTACATTGAATATATGGCAAAAAATTCAGGTCAAGCAAAAGCAATTGCTAATATGTTTAAAGGTAAAACTGGTGGTGGAGAATCTAAAGCAGATGGTTCAGAAGTAAGAATTGATAGTGCAAAAGATGTAGAGAATATCCACAAACAAGTTATTGCTAAGTATGGCGATGATGTAAGAGTTTTAACTAAAGAAGAATTTGAGGTTATTGCTGTAAAACCTTTTAGACTTAAAGGTAAAGATGTTAAAGTTGGTCAAAGAATTGGTCCTAAAATGTCATACAATCAAGCGATAGCACAAGTAAAGAGAATGAATGTAGGTCAAAGTGTTGGCGGTTCAAGGGATGTTGAAGCACGAGCAGTTAGAGAAGATGTTAAAGAAACAATCCAACCATATCTGATTTCATATAGTAAGCAAGGAGACCATTATGGATTTGAAGGTGGAGATAATTTAGCAGATATTCAAAACAAAGCACAGAAGTTACGAGCAAAAGGATTTACTATTGATAAAATGGGAAAATATAATCCACCAGTAGATAAAAAACTTATGACAGGTAAAACAGGAGTGGTTAATGATATGACACCAGCAGATTTAGACAGATTAAAGAAACAAGGATTTAAACCAAAAACTGAATCAATAGATGGCGATGTAGCACCGAAGAAAACATTTGCTGGATTTAAAAAAGAAAATTCTAAAGATAAAGAAACAGACATAGATAAAATTAAACTTGCTAAAGAAAAAGATACTGATACTTTAGACGCACAAGTAACTACTTTAAAAGGACAACTAGGTCTTATTAAACAAAAATTAGAAATAGAAAAGAATAAAGTAGTTAAACCTGTTCCAGATAAAGAAACAGGTGAAGTTCCTTTAGCAATTGGTTTAGCACAAAAACTTTTAAGAGATAAAGCACAAAAAGAAACAAAAAAAGAATCAGTAGAAGAAGGTAAAGTAAAAGATTATCTTATGGATGTTGAACAAGACGCTGGTGAAATGGATTTAAATAAATTAATTAGAAAGTATTATGGCACAATGGGATTAACTGCTGACGCAATTAAGAAAATATATTATAGAGTAAATGAAGATGTCAAAGTTAAATTTGCAATGAACAAAGACCAAAAGATAGCAACTGCTACTTACAAAGATAAAAAATCAGCAAAAGATTTTATTAAGTCTATACTATCAAAAGGTGGTAAAGCAATTCTAGGTGAAGCAACATTAGTTCAAAAAGCAAAAGACATTGCTAAAAAAATGGCAGATAATTTAACTGGTGCTGTAAAAGCAATAGAAAAATTACAAAAAGGTTTATCAAAAAATTCTTCAGTAGAACAAGCATTAAAAACAGCAAACGAATCAATAAAAGAAGCAATGCCAGGTGGCGCTAATTCATCTAGTAGAAAAGGTAAAGTGTTTAGAAAATGGTTCAAAACAAAAATGAAAAAGAACTATATGAAAAAATCTGAATTTGAACCTAAAGGTAAAGATATAGAAGAAGCAAAACCTAAAAAGAAAATAGAACATAAAAATCATCCTGCTAAAAAGAAGTGGGAAGCTTTAACTGCTAAACAAAAGAAAATAGATTTAAATAAAAATGGTAAAGTAGATGGAAAAGACCTTGCTAAATTAAGAAGTAAAAAGGAAGATACAAGGGACGATAATTCAAAAACAATTTTACCAAACTATCAGGAACCTACTCAAAAAACTGACCCAATGAACATCCAAACTAAGGAACCAGAAAAGAAGAAAACTGACAATGGAACAAAGTCTGACAAAATTGATGTTAATCCTAGAATTGATTACCAAGCATAATTCATAAAATTACTCATATTTTTTGCTTGACTCTCCATCAAAAATGTGTTATAGTAAAGAATAATAAGTAAAAGGATTTAACTAAAGACTATGAAATTTAAAGAACTCCGACAGGATGTTATCCACCAAAGAAATAAACTAGACAATATCCAAGACGCATATAGACGAGACGGTTTAAGAGAAAAGCTGCCTAGAATATATTGTGATATGGACGGAGTATTATGTAATTTTGAAGCTGCTGCTGTTAAAGTAATAGGTATGCCTATATCACAATGGGCATTAGAACCTAGAAAGAAATTTAAGACAATAAGAGATAAGTGGAGACCAATAATGCAGACTAAAAACTTCTGGTCTACATTACCTTGGGCGCCTGGTGGGCAAAGACTATGGTCTTTTTTAAGAAAACACGACCCACATATATTATCTGCTTATGTAGAACAAACTACTGACCCAAATTGTATACCAGGTAAAGCAAAGTGGGCAAGAACAAGATTAGGAATGTCAGGTAACAAAGTTAACCTAGTAAAACGAAGAGAAAAACAGAATTTTGCTAAGGTTGGTGGAGTTCCTTGCATACTTATAGATGATTATATCAAAAATATATCGCAATATAGAAGTAGAGGCGGTATAGGTATCTATCATACAAGCACTAGTAATACAATATCTGAATTGAGAAAACTAGGTTTCAAATAATCGTTATTCATAAATATAAGCAGATTAATCTGATTATTTAAATAATCAAATAAATATAATTAAGTTAACTTAAAATATTAAGAGGAGAATTACTATGGGACTATGGGGAGCAACAGATTCCGACGAGAGTAAACCTAAAAATTTGACAACTGAACAGAAGAAAGATGTTTTTGCTAACACTTCTGGTTGGGTTCAAAAATCAGGTACTAGTGCGTCAGGAAACGATAACGCAAGTGCTACACCAGAAGTATTAGTCGCTATTGGCGATTTAACTACTGCTCTTGGTGCTGCTACAATAACAAGTTGTGATTTTGTTACCACTTCTTGGGATGCTTCTGCTGGTGGAACTTTACAATGTAAAGTCCGTTGGAATGAAGCTGTAGATGTAGTAGAAGGCGGTTCAGGATTGAAACTAAATGTAAATAGAACACCAGATGGTGGTTCAGCTGCTTCGCATACATTAAGATATGCAAGTGGAACTGGAACAAACGAATTAATTTTCTCACTTGCAATCGCAGGTGGTTCACCAGTTGCTGCTTTAGATAGCTTTGCTATTACTGACCAAAATTTAGCATTTGGTGGTGGAACTACTCTTAAAGACGCTGGTACAGCTGTTACGGCAGAAATAGCAATTTCTGCTGCTCAAGCAACAGCTGCTGGTACTTTAGTTGCAGTTGCATAATAGATTATAACAAAATAAGAGAAAAGGGGATCCTCGTGGTCCCCTTTTTTATGTATAAATAGTATATAATGGTCCGTATATGATGTACGGAGTAGTTTACCGTTCAATCGGAATTATAGGAGAAAAAAAATGGCAGACAAAAAAATCACAGCCCTAGATGACCTAGGAACAGCGTTGGCAGATGTGGACTTATTTCACATTGTTGACGACCCTTCAAATACACCAATAAACAAAAAGGTAACAGCTAAAAATGTTTTTAATAACATTCCAAGCTTTATAGGATTAGGACAAGATTCTGAAGCTTTAACTAACGCTTCTACAGCAATTGATGTTACCTCAGCAATTTCAGAAGTAGACCAAACAGCAGGTGCAACAGCACTAGCTTTACCAGATGGTTCTGATGGTCAAATTAAGACCGTACTTGCAATTGGTACTGGAGCAAATAACATTGTAATTACACCTACAAATTTAAGAGGATATGCAACAGCAACTCTTAATGCAGAAGGCGAATCAATTACTTTGGTATTTAAAAATTCAAAATGGAATGTAATTACTGGAAACGGTTACGCATTAGCATAATATTAAATTATAGGAGAGTATATAATGTCATTATCAATAGCAGTCGTTGAAAAAGAATATAATAAATTATATAAAGAACGACAAGCTTTAACTGAAACCGTGAATAAATTAGAAGCAGATTTAGGTAATGCTAAATCACAATTAAATGCTACTCACGGTGCAGTACAAGTTTTAGAAAAACTTATGAAGCTACAAGAAAGCGAGTTGACTTTAAGAGACGCAGAAAAGGAACTTAAAGGAAATAAAGATGGACAAGATAAAAAATAATGAGTTTAATGCCGAAAAAGATTTAAACGAATTTGAGGAAGATTTGGTTCAACCAAAGAAAGAAGAACCAAAAGTAGAAACAAATAATGATAAAGAGGAGAAAAAATGAAAACTTTTAGAGAACATTTGACAGAAGATAAAACAGCAAGTGCTGTTAATGTACAAACTTCTAACGCAGTTGAAGATGGTTCTTTAGGTACAGCGAATTTAAAAGACTCAGCTGTTCTACAAAGAGTTAACGCATTTGTTGGTAGTGTTGCTGATATGGAATACATTAAACCACAATTTGCAGTTGACAAATTAAGAGAAAACCTAATGAGAATAGGATTAGATATTAGTCCTATGAAATTAGAAGGCTCTAGTGGAACGATAAGCGGAGTTGTAAAACAATTCGGTGGAACTTATGGAAAAACAACTGATACTAAACCTGAAGATGTGGTAGTAGATAATGGACCTGGTATTGATAACTTGAAATTAGAAGTAAAATACGAAACATTGTCTAACGGTTCATCAAAGGTTTACGCTAAATTAGTGTAAACAATAATGTTCAAACAGATAACCAAAGACAATTGGTTGTTGTATGCACAAAAGCATTATGATAATCCAACTTTTGAAACTGAAAAAGAATTTTGGGATGATATAAAGAGATTTAAATATCTCAAAAGGTTATTTCGGAAGTATGAACTATCAGGTTTTTTGAAAATAAGACTTGTAGTAAATCATATTATCGTTTTACAGAATGTTTTTGGTACGGATGCTTGTATTACTTTGCTTTTATATAAGAACGAAATTAAATACTGGCCAATCCTTAAATCTGTTTTTCACTATTTAAATTATTTGTACCCAAAGGAGCTGAATACTTTAACGGAAGACGAATATATTAAACAGGAGTTAAACAAAATATAATGGCAAGCAGAGCAGTAGATTTATTAATAGCATATAGAGTAATCAAACTATTGGTTACTCCATTTAAAAACCACGAGGCGTTTAAGACAGGTATCATAGACGCAGATGGTAAAGTGCTAAAACCATATAGACTATTAAAAACAACTAGCGATAAAAAATCTTATACTATGTTGCATAGGTTCGTCTTTAATTTAAAACGAATACTAGGTAAAGTAGGTCTAGGTGGTAAAATTGGATCCTTTGCAGTCGCTTTAGGATTACTTCTAAAAGAAGATAAAGATTTTCATAACGAACACGGTAAGAATTTAGAAAGTACTTGCGTAAAGTATTTAAGAAGTATAAACGAACTTAAATATGTACAGGAACTTAATGAAGAATACTTTGTAGAAACAAAGTTAATTAAAGGCAATTACGAGTTAAAAGATGAACTATTTAACGGTGATGAATTCCTTCCTAAAGGAACTAGTGTTAAATGCAACGAAGACACGAAACCATTTACTACAGCATTTGGGATGGACATATATAGTATAGATGGATTAATAGTCCCAGGAGATTATTTAAATGCTAGGATTTAAAGAATTATTGATGAAGTACTTGAAAGATAAGAAGAACGAAGACGCACCTGCTAATTCAGTTGCGAGTGGTGGTGTTTCTATGCCACCTGACGCCGTACACGATAAAAAGAAAAGAAAAGAAATTATGACACGACTTGGTTATACGGTAAAAGAAAATAGAGAAACTAATAGTGTTGTTCTAAATCAAGTATTAGACCAAATGGATAAAATAGATGTTATAGTAGATGAAATGAGTTATGGAAAAAATGAATTAGAATTTGTTGTAGATACTCCTAAAAAATCTATTTTAGAAAAAGCAAAATTAAAAGAGTTTTCTGCTTTTGGAACTATGGGAAGTGGAAGCATTGGTGCAATGCACCCAATCGCTGCTTTAGGAGATACACCACCTAAAGGAGCACATAGAAATGCTAGAGCAGTAGGATTAGTATCGCAAAAGAATCCTAGACTCACAAAAGAAATATCTGATAAACTTAAATCAAAAGTATTAGATAGAAAGATTAAAAGAGCGAAAGAAAAGTTTTCGCAAAACTTAAAAGATAAAAAAATATAAAGGAAACATATGAGTAGATTTAATGGACTTCTGAACGCAATATTTTTACCACCAAGAAATTGGGTATTAAATGAATCGTTAAAGTTTACACCAGATATAAATGAAGTTGAAATTAGTAGACTTGCTAGATGTGAAGTTGATGTAAAAAAGGATGGCGAATTTATAGGAGAGATTAGTGTTCCTGCTGGTTATATTACAGACTTAGCTAGTGTGCCAAGATTAGCTTGGGCAGTTATTGCTCCATTTGATGTTGCAAGAGCAGCTGTGATACACGATTTACTTTATGAAAAAATAAATGGTGCATTTAAAAAAGGATTAATTAAAACTAAAAGTGAACGAGAGATATATAGAAGTATAGCAGACAATGTATTTAAACAAGGAATGGAATTTGCAGAACCTTCAGTTTCTAAATGGAAAATTTGGTGTGCTTATAACACGGTAAGAGTATTTGGCCGTTGGGCAATTAATAGTTCTGCACCAAGAGGAGCAAAACCTAGTAAATAATATGTGGTTCTTTTTAATAAAATCCTGCTTAGGTGCTATCATTGGTCAATCAACCAATGCGTGGTTTAAGAAAACCAAAATGGGACATTGGTTTTATAAGAAAGTAGACCAATGTTATAATTGGGCTGCTAAAAGATATGATTTAAATGTATTAACAAAGGAAGAGAAACTTATTAAACAATTTCCTTCGTTAAGTGCTAAAATAAATAAACTAGAGGACCAAGTGGCAAAACTTAAATTAGAAATGGTCAATCTTAAAGGAAGGAAGAAATAATGTTTTTAACAATAGGATTAGTTATTGGATTCGTATTAGGTTGGTATGTTAACGAAAAATTTGAAGATTTAGCGGGTCTGGTTAAAAAATTAAAATTCTGGAAGTAAAGTAATATGTTTGGTTATCTGAAAATGGCGATGGTTGTAGTAATGATTTCAGGACTTGCTGGTGCAGGTCTGTATGTTATGAAATTGCAAAAGGACAATGCAATTTTAAAAGCAAATCAAATCAAATTAGAAGCAGCTGTTGACGGTCAAAAGAAAGTTATTGCTCAGCAAAAAGAAGACTTTGGTAAGATATTAGAAGCTAATAATAAGATGAATAAACTTATGAGTAAGCTTCAAAAAGATTTAGAAGATTTAGATAAACGATTTACTAAAGGTGGAAGAGACTTTGGTCTACTTGCTTTAGAAAAGACCAAACTAATACAAAAAATAATCAATAAAGGTAGTGATAATGTTATGCGTTGTGTAGAAATCGCAGGTGGTGCTCCTTTAACTGATAAGGAAATAAAAGCAACGAAGAAAAGTGAAATCAATAGAGAATGTCCTAGTATAGCGAACCCAAATTATGTACCGTATAGTAATTAGTATATTATTCATAATCCTTTTAACAGGATGCTCAAGTGTTAAAAAACTTAACATATTCACTACAGAAGTTGAAAGACAAGAACTAGGAATAGATAAACCTACTCTAGCCAAGTTAGAAAATTTAAAATGGATTATTATAACTTCTGATAATGCAGATGAAGTATTTGCTAAACTTGTAGAACAAGGTATAGACCCAGTCTTATTTGGATTGACAGATAATGATTTTCAATTAATTGCAAAAAACTTTGCTCAAATTAGAAACCATATGAAAGCAACAAACGATTTGATTGACGCATATAAAGAATATTATGAACCAAAGGAGAAAAACAAAACGAAATAGATTTTATGGATTCAGAAGCAGTATTAATGTTGAGTAGATTGTGGCCGATATTTGTGGCATTTATAATGTTGATTGTTGTATTATCACAATCACACTATAGAATTAAAGTGTTGGAAGAGAAAGTTAAAGTAGCGTTTGAACTTATTAATAAGTTAACAAATAAAAAATAGTTACTTAATTGAATAACATATAACCTTTTCAGTCTTACCTTTTACGGTACAGGCACCAAGTTTATAGAACTTAAATCCCTTCGGTCTTTGATTTGGAAGAAAGTCTATACCATCAGCAGTATGTTCAGATATTATAATAGTTGTGTTGAAGTCTTTACTTTTACCTTCTAACCTACTAGCAAGATTAACAGCGTCACCAATAACAGAATAATCAAACCTTTGTTCACTACCCATATTACCTACAAGACATTGACCTGTATTGATACCTATACCTATATTACAAGGTGGTTCAAACTCTCCATTCTTATTCATTTCTTTTAATTTTCTTCTCATTTGAAACGCAGATAACACAGCAAGTCTTTGATGTTCTGGTGTATCTAATGGAGCATTCCAGAACGCCATAATACAATCGCCCATATACTTATCAATAGTACCACCATTTTTTAATATTATATCAGTCATTGCAGTAAGAAATCTATTAACATACTTGGTAAGTTTTTCTGGATTACCTTTCATAGATTCTGATATAGGAGTGAAACCTCTAATGTCTGAAAATAAAAATGTTAATTCTTTTCTTTCTCCACCTAGTTTTAATAGTGATGGATTCTTTTGTAGTTTCTTAACCATTGCAGGTGCTAGATAATGTTCAAATTGTTTTTTGATTTGTAGTTTTAATTTATTTTCTCTAATAAAATTATTATATATTAAATGACCAAATAATAAAGTAATTATAACAAGTGGACTAAACCAATCAACTAAAAATAAGTGTTTTGTCCATAGATAAGAACTTAAAAAAGATAAGTCTCCCAAGTATCCACCAAACCATATCGCAGACCACATTATACCACATCTAGGTATAACTACAAGAAAGAATATAGCACTTAATATTATAAAAGTAAATTCAGCATATGGTAACCAATAAGGTCTACTGATAAACTTACCTGATAATAAAGTTTCTGTACCAACTGCCATAATTTCGTGTGTGTTTTTTATTCCATCAGGAGTTGTTGCAAAAGTAGAACCTTTAAATGTTGTACCTATGAAAACTACTTTACCTTTCATAGATGACCAATCTCTATCAGTATAATCTATTCTAGGAATATGATGTCTGAAATCTAACCAAATTAAATCTTTAGCTTCAGTTGGCATTTTAAAAATTTTTAAGATAACTTCTGGTATAGATTTTTCAAGTGGTAGTTTTCTTATAGTGCCATCTATATCAACAGGCACAGATACATTACCTATTGCTAATGCTTTTCTAGCAATACTAACAAGATTTTTAACTTCATTTGTTTCGGTTAATATGATAGGATATTTGGCAATCATTTTCAAAAACATTTCATCACCACCTAATCTATCTTTATGTGGGAAGACTACTTGTAAGACTACTAGAGCGGCACCATTTTTATACGCATTGATTATAGTACGACCAAGTAAATCTCTCTTCCACGGCCATTGTCCGTTCTTTGTAAGTGCCTTGTCAGATATATCCAATAGGACTAGACTTTTGGAATCTAAATGAGTCCCAAATTTTTGGTAGGTATCAAAGGTTGCTAGTCTGGTTGATTGCAATAGAACAGGATTTACGAAGTAAATTCCTAGTAGAATAATAAAGGTCAGATAAGCTGCCCATTTTGTTGTAAATATTTTGTTCATATCACCTCTCATTGTTTATTTATTATAAATATTACTGATTATTTAGGAGAGATATGAGATTAATTATAACTATTTTACTAACATTATTGTTTACTTCTAGTGCTTACTCAAGCGAATTTATCTTTAAATTTGATAGTCCTTCATTTACAGGCGAAGGAAAATCATCACACTATCTAACGATAGAGAATATTGAGAAGACTAGAAAGGATGCTATTAAAGCTGCTAATAAAGCAGCCGCAGATAAAGTAATCGCAGACGCAAAGGCAACAGCGATAGCAAAATTCAAAGCAAATTTAGAAGCAAGATTTTATACTGCTTTAGCTAAACAAGTTACTGACAATGTATTTGGTACAGATGGATTACAACAAGACTCTGGAACATTTACATCACCAGTTGGTGGTGAAGTGATAACTTGGACTACTACAACAACAGGTACAAATGATACCGTTACCGTAGTAGTTACAGAAACAGATGGTACGGTTACTACATTTACTATGCCTAAAGAAGATAACTCATAGGAGAAATATGTTTAGAACTATTGGGATATTTTTATTGACATTGTTTTTAGCTAGTTGTGCAGGTAGACCAGATTTTGATGTAAAAACTCAATCCGTATCTTATAAAAGTTTAACGGAAATTAATTCACCAAAAGGTGACGCAATTGTAATTGCGGTGTATGACTTTGTTGATATGACAGGTCAAAAGAAACCAGGTGGTAATTTTGCGTCAATGAGTACAGCAGTAACGCAAGGCTCATATCAGATTTTAATTAAAGCATTACAAGACGCAGGTGAAGGCAAATGGTTTAGAGTTGTTGAAAGAGCAAGTCTACCAAGTTTATTACAAGAACGAAAACTAATCCGTTCTACAAGACAACAGATTAATGGAGAAGGTGCAGAACCTTTACCACCATTGTTATTTGCTGGTGCATATATCACAGGTGGTATTATAGGATATGATAGTGATACTAAATCAGGTGGTGTTGGTGCTAGAATTTTAGGAATACAAGCACATAAACAATACCGACAAGATATAGTTACTATTATTTTAAGATTAGTTAATGTACAAACAGGTGAAGTTGTAGTTACTACAACGGTTGAAAAGACTATATTTTCTGGTGAAACTGGTGGCGATATATTTAAATACCTAGATACAGATACAATGTTAGTAGAGATTGAAGTAGGATTTGCTAGAAACGAACCAGTAACTTATGCAGTAAGAAAAGCAATAGAAAAAGGTGTAGTTGATTTAATTAATCAAGGCGCTGAAAAAGGACTATGGGAGATTTCAATACCTGAACCAGTAGTTATTAAAGAAGAAAAAAAAGAAGAAGTAGATAAGGCTGGAGAAGAAGTAATTAAAACACCTATCAAGGTAGATGTAGGTAAAGAAAAAGTAGAGAAAACATACGAAGAATTTTTAGAAGAAAAAGAAGCCCAAAAAGAAGAACGCAAAAAGATGATACAGATGACAGCGGAGTGTGAGAAAGACGCTAACGCTACAGGAAAAGTATCTGAAAAGTGTACAGAATTAATTGATGAAAAAGATTGGGCAGATGTAGAAAAAGCAACAGAAACAGAGGAGAATAATGCTGATGAAGAAGTTAATGATGGCGATAGTGATTCTTCTAGCGACACTAACTAATAGTTTCGCTGGTAATTCTGTTTATATCCAACAAGACAACCAAGACAGCGATGGTTCTATCTTTATAAAACAAGATGGTTCTGGAAACACGGTAGGTTACAGCACATCATATCCATTTAAAATCAATGGAGAGAATATCACAATCATTATAAATCAGATTGGTACTAGTAATGTATCAGATTATTCTAGTCATCAACACTTTTATGGTGATGATATGACCTTTGATTATAAAGCAACTGGTAGTTCTAATAAATTAAGAATAGGTATAGATGATACAGGTGCTGATGGTCATTATTATGACATAGATATTACAGGTGATTCAAATGTAGTAGACTTTGATACTTGGGCAGATGATGTACAAAAAGCCAATGTTGATTTAGATATTACTGGTGACTCAAATACATTTTGGGTTCGTAGTAGAGGCGATAATCACTTCTGGTATGTTCTTATGTCAGGTGATTCAAATGATGTACAAATTTATACCACAACAGATTCAGTAGGGTTTAATACAAACTCTAACAAAGCAATTGGTCCACAATCAACATCACACGGACAATTTGCAGATAGTTCAGGTAGTGAAGGTGCAAGTGCAGACATTTATATTATTGGTAACTCTAATAGATTACACACTTCATCATACGGTACAGGTAACTATCAACTCCACGATATTATAGGTAATTCAAACATTTTAGATATCCATTCCAGTTATACTAGTGTTGATACTGACCCATATGGAGATACAATGACAATATTAGGTGATAACAATTATTTGAGAACATACATATCTGGCGATAGTAATACAATCAGATTACATATGGCAGGTGGAAGTAATACTGCTAAAATTTATCTTTATACAGATAGCTCAGTAATAAACTTTGCTCAAACAGGTGGTAGTAATTATGGTTATGTAAAAGTAACAGGTGATTCAATTTATGATTACACATTAAACTATTCACAAACTGGTAGCAATGGCAATTCTAGTTGTATGTACACTTACAATAGAAACACCCAAACAGGTGATGTAACTGATACGCAAACAAACCCTTGTTAAAATGCGTAAAATATTTCTCTCATTAATCTTTTTCTTTCTTTTCTGTACTAGTGCATTGGCCGTAAGCGTAGGTGAGGTTATTGGTTCAATGGGTACTACTTGGAATGAAAGAGACGGTCAAACTGAAAAGACTTCCGCAGGTTACAAATTAGAAATGCTTGATTTTCTCCAAACTGGAGAAGATGGTGGTATGATTTTATTTTATAAAGATAAAACTAAATTTACAATGGGTCCAAATACAGAATTAATTATAGATGAATTTGCTTTTGATACTTCTGTTATACCAATAGAACTTGCAATGATGATTTCTGTTAATGTTGGTTCATTTACATATGAATCAGGACAAGTATCCACTTTAGGTGGTGATGTTAATATCAATGCTGGTAATGCTACAATTACGGTACAAGGTACTGCCTTTTCAGGAACGGTAACAACTTCAGGTCAAACAACAATTACTTTACTACCAGATAGTCAAGGTAATGTAGGTCAGGTAACCGTATCTAATGACGCAGGTTCTCAAACAATAACTAATGCTTACTATTCAGTAACCGTTATGTCAAATGATTTAACACCAACACCTCCAAAAATAGAAACAAACAAACAGGACATTATTAAGTTAAATGAATACGAAGAAGATATAAAAGACGAAGTTGAAAAAACTTTTGGAGATGTAGAGAAAAAATCTGAAATGTCTAAAGATGAACAAGAAGCACAGGAAATGGAAGAGGCGATAATAAGTGAAGAAGCAAATATTGTAGAGAATAGTGATACGATTGTTGGTACAGATTTATCTTCTAGTGAAGCAGATACAATGATTGAAACAAAATCAGCAGAAGAAAATACTTTAGTTGAAGTAGAAGAAGTTGATACTTCTTATTATGATGAGTGGGAAGATGATTTAAAAGATTGGGGTTATATAGATGAAGATAACCAGATTTCAGTATGGGATGCCGAAGGCGAAACTAAAATGGATTGGGATGACGCAAAGAAAATGTATGCAGAAATGGACCAAGCATACTTTGACGCTATTGGTTGTTCAGATTGTAGTTGGGATTCTATTGATTGGGATTCTATTGATTGGGACGAAGTAGATTGGGATGCTTATTATGATGAGTATAATGACACGCTAGAAAAATATGGATTAACTTCTTATGATGTAAAAGACGAAGATATAACTGGAGATGTTGAAGAAGAAGCAACAGAAGTAGAAGTAGTTGAAGGTTATACTTGGGAAGACTTTGCTTTAGATGATGACTACTATAATAATAACGAATACAAAAACGCAGGTGGTCCTCCAACATTAACTATACAAAACTATTGTGAATATAATAGTTATGATACCTCTTGGTGTACACAAGATTATGTTGATTGGTTAAACGACTGGTATGGAAATGATTGGACTTTAAAAGTAACCAATGATAGTTGGACTACAGAATCTAAAAGTATTTTTGGTAAACTATATGGTTGGTGTGGAAGTTATCCTAATTATAAAATGTGTGATAACCAACCTAAACCTTGGAAGATGAAAGACTTAAAGGCAAAGTATATAGCAGATTGGGAGTGGGTTGATTACTCAACATATTGGGACGCAGTATACGATTGGTGGTATACAGGTTATGATTATAATAATGAATCAGATGAACTTACTTTAGAAGAAGAATATGGTTTTGAAGATGACTATGATATAGACGCAGAATTAGTAATATTATTAGCAAGTTATGATGAAGCTGATTGTTTAAATTATGGATACTATTGGGACAATGCTAATGCTAGTTGTGGAACTGAATGGGTTGACAATACTGGAACAGATAGTGTAACAGCAAGTGGAGAAACTTTAAATTATTCTACAGGAGATGTAACTCAAACCTTAACTTCATCAAGCTTAGGTGTGTCAACAAGTACTACTTCAACAGGAAGAGTATCAACATTAAATAATGACTTTGACGCTTCAGTTGATACTTCCGTCAGTAACTATTCAATTATAAATAGATATAACGATAGTCACCGAGCATATATTAAAACTCAAACTGCTAAAGAAGCAGATATACAGATTTTACAAGATATGGAAGCTCAACACATTGATATAGGCAGTAGTTCTAGCCAAAATAATATTACTATCATACAAACGGATTAACTATGGATTTCGGAATGCTTAACTTTATTATTGTAGCTATTTTCTTAATAATAATATTAGTTAATTTTTATATTTGGATAAATAAACTTTAAAAGACATAACACCCAAAATAAACGGAGTAAAACAATCAATGACAAACGGTAATACTGGCAACGGCGATACAAGGAAAACTCTTACATCGCTGGGAAGAGAGATAGCTGATAACCGAACAAGTGTTGAAGTGCTTAGAGCTGAGTTAAAACAAACAGGTGAGGTACATAACAGACTTGATACAGCAATTGAGAAACTTACTGGTATCAGTTCCAGTATTAAATCTATGCTCGCTGTACACGAAGAAAAGCTATCACAAGCAGAAAAATTAGACGAAATAATATTTACAAAATTAAAAGATAGACAAATAGAGACCGAAACAAGATATGCTACTCTAAAAGAGAATATGGATATTAGTGAAAAGCGTATTATGAACGAAATTAAATCTATTAAAAATACACTTGGAGATAGAGTAAATTTATTAGAACGATGGAAGTGGGTAATACTAGGTGGGTCAATAGTTATAGGGTTTATTCTAGCAAGAAATTTTCCATTAGTTGTAGAGTTAATGAAAGTACAATAGGTGCTTGACAATTAGCACAAACTAGTGTAGTATGAATAATTGCTATGTCTAGTTATATTGATTTAAAATTTATCAGCGAAATTTCGGCAAGATTAGGCCAATTTAAAAAGAAAGGTGACTATCTATTCAACTTTAGGTGTCCACATTGTGGAGATAGCCAAAAGTCAAAATTAAAATCCAGAGGTTACTTTTATCGTAAGAAAAACGATATGTTTTTTAAATGCCACAATTGTGGTATCGGTCAAAATCTAGCAAACTTTCTAAAATTCGTAGACCAAAAAGTTTACGAAAAATACTTAATGGAAAGATATAAAACGGCGTCACCAGCGACACCAAAACCAGAGTTTAACTTTGATTTTAAACCTGATATAAAAGATGATTATATTAATGAACTGACAAGTATTGCTGAATTGGATACGCTACATCCAGCAAGAAAAGTTGTAGAAGAAAGACTTATACCAGAAAAGTATTATGACAAGTTATTTCTTTGCAATAAATTTTATGAGTGGGCACACAAAATAGCTCCTAAAAAATATAATAAACCTAAATATGACCATCCAAGACTTATTATTCCATTTTATGATGTTAGTGGTAAAGTATTTGCATATCAAGGTCGTGCCTTTGGCAAAGAAACACCAAAGTATGTTACCATTAAATTAGACGAGAGTAAACAAAAAGTTTTTGGACTTGAACGAGTAAACTTTGCAAGACATATATTTGTTGTTGAAGGTCCAATTGATAGTTTATTTTTAGATAATTGCTTGGCTGCTGGAGGTGCTGATTTGTCTTTAGATAGTAAAATTAATCCTGAACAAGTTACATATATATTTGACAACGAGCCAAGAAACAAAGAAATAATTAGTCGTATGGAAAATATTATTGAACAAAATTATAATATTTTTATATGGCCGAGTGATATTCAACTTAAAGATGTTAATGACTTAATTATGACAGGTGTAACTAAAGTACAACTTGATGAGATTATAAGTATCAACACATACTCTAAATTATCCGCTAAACAAGCTCTAACACATTATAAAAAAGTATAAACATATATAAAGAAGGTTAACAAATTATGGGTGAGAACGAGACTAAAAAAATATTTGTAATTAAACGAAATGGTCGTGGGAGAGAAGAATTACATATAGATAAAATCCACGATATGGTTGAATATGCTTGTGAAGATATAAAGGGTGTATCTTCATCACAAGTAGAAATGAATAGTGATTTACAATTTTATGATAACATACCTACGGACCAAATACAACAAATTTTAATAAAATCAGCTTCAGATTTAATCTCTTTAGAATATCCAAATTACCAATATGTTGCTGCTAGACTATTACTCTATAGTTTAAGAAAATCTATTAACAGAAGATTATGGGACCATCCACATTTATATCTACATACAAAGAAATGTGTTGACCTTGGTGTATATGATAAAGATATTTTAAAGTGGTATGATGAGTCTGACTTTGACCGTATGAATTCAATGTTAGCACACGATAGAGATTATGATTTTACTTATGCTGGTTTAAGACAAGTTATGGATAAGTATTTGGTACAAGATAGAAGTAATGGAGAAATTTATGAAACTCCACAACAAATGTATATGATGATTGCCGCTACTATCTTTGCTCAATATCCAAAAAATAGAAGATTAACATACATAAGAAAATATTATAACGCAATATCAAAATTTCAAATTAATATTCCTACTCCTGTTATGGCAGGTGTTAGAACTCCAATTAAACAATATGCAAGTTGTGTACTTGTAGATGTTGATGATACTTTACAAAGTATCTTTTCTTCTGATATGGCAGTTGGTTTTTATACAGCACAAAGAGCAGGTATTGGTTTAAATATGGGTCGTATAAGAGGTATCAATTCTAAAATTAGAGGTGGTGAAGTACAACATACTGGTGTTGTTCCATTCTTAAAGAAATTTGAAGCAACCGTTAAGAGTTGTACACAAAATGGTGTACGAGGTGGTTGTGCTACGGTACACTTTCCTATTTGGCATAAAGAGATAGAAGATATACTTGTACTCAAAAACAATAAAGGTAGTGAAGATAATAGAGTTAGAAAATTAGATTATTCAATTCAGTTATCAAAACTATTTTATGAAAGATTTATTAATGACGAAGATATAACTTTGTTTAGTCCACACGAAGTACCTGGTTTGTATGACGCTTTTGGTACAGATACTTTTGATGAAATGTATTTAAAATATGAAAAAGATAATTCAGTATACAGAAAGAAAGTATCAGCACAAAGATTGTTTATGGACTTATTAAAAGAAAGAGCAGAAACAGGTCGTATATACATTATGAATATAGACCACGCTAATTCTCATTCCTCATTTAAAGACAAAGTATCAATGTCTAATCTATGCCAAGAAATTACTTTACCAACAACTCCAATATCACATATAGATGGTGAAGGAGAAATTGCATTATGTATTTTAAGTGCAATTAATGTTGGTCTTTTAAAATCGTTAGATGAGTTAGAAGACTTATGCGATTTATCAGTAAGAGCATTAGACGAAATTATAGACCATCAAAAATATCCAGTTAAGGCAGCAGAAATTTCTACAAAAAGAAGAAGAAGTTTAGGAATTGGATATATTGGTCTAGCACATTTTCTAGCTAAGAAAGGTTATACATATGACCAAAAGATGGCGTGGAAAGAAGTAGACAAACTTACAGAAGCATTCCAATATTACCTGTTAGTTGCAAGTAATGAACTTGCAAAAGAAAAAACAAAATGTGCAGGTTTTGATAGGACAAAGTATTCAGATGGCGTCTTACCGATAGACACTTACAAAAAAGAAGTTGACGAGATTGTAAATCGTAAACTCAGCTTTGATTGGGAAGAACTACGGAAAGACATAAAAAAATATGGGCTACGACATAGCACTCTCTCGGCTCAAATGCCTTCTGAAAGCTCTAGTGTGGTTTCAAATGCTACAAACGGCATTGAACCACCTAGAGACTTTTTAAGTATTAAGAAAAGTAAGAAAGGTACTTTAAAACAAGTAGTACCTGATTATGCAAGATTAAAGAATAACTATACATTGTTATGGGATATGAAATCAAATGAAGGATATATTAATGTAGTGTCAGTAATGCAGAAGTATTTTGACCAAGCAATATCTGGTAATTGGTCTTTCAATCCCGAAAATTATAAAGATAATCAAGTGCCAGTATCCGTAATGGCAAATGATTTATTAACTACATATAAGTATGGTTGGAAGACTTCTTATTATCAGAATACATATGATGGTAAGAAAGAAGAATATGAACCTTTACATCCAATGACTTATGATGAAGAATCGTTAGGTTCAGTATATTTACAACCACAACAACCAGACATATTACAAGATACGACAGAAAAAGAAGTTCCTAAAGATGTGGATGAAGTAAAAGACGAAGAGGATTGTGAAGCTTGTAATATATAGAAAGAGTGCTTATGAATTTTTGTGCAAATGTACCACATATTCGTTGTTTTGTTAAGAAAGAATATGTACACGATTTAGAAAGAGGACATGGAGAATTAATAGAAGCTGTATTAATAGCAGTTAAATCAATGAGAGGCAAAGCATTGATGTTTGAAGCGTACTTACCAGAGTACGGTGCTTGTTTTGATAAATTTCCAATAAGTGCTTTTGTATGGAGAAAGAATATAGTAGAAAGTGAACAATTAAAACTTCATCAATTAGAACTTTGGGATGCTTTTAGTTACCATATTCAAGTATGGGAGAAAACTTTATTAAAGAATTGTAATGTTAAAATATGGATTAGAGATAAAGGTTTGGTTTCAGGTGAATATCTATTTACTATTGATTCAGTCCACTCGGATCCCAATACAATAAATACAGGTGTTTCAGAAGTACCAACTGAACACAAACAATTCAATTTTGGTAAATTACATAATGGACAATACTTTGCTCAACCAAATAACAGAATGCTTTGGTACGAACAATCTCTTACACCAAAAGAGTTAAAGAAACCAGACTTTCAAGTTAGTAGTAGATACTATTTTTCAGAACAAGAAGAAAAGTGGAGATATGGTGATAATGATGATTATTTTTATAAAGGAGAAGGAGATGAAGAATAATGACAGATAAAATAAGTGCATTAGTAGACCAACTAGGTCAATTGACTATGCAACAAGCAGCAGATATGGGTAAGATGATGGAAGAAAAGTGGGGTATTAATATTAATAATATACAAACAGCTCCAGAACTACAAGGTGTTCCACCAGTAGATGAATCTACAACAGCAACGGTTATATTAAAAGGTTTTGCACCAGGTAAGAAAATTCCTATAATTAAAGCAGTTAGACCTATGTTAGATTTAGGATTACTAGAAGCTAAAACCTTTGTTGAGGATTTACCTAAAGTAGTTAAATCAGATATAGAAAAAGACGAAGCAGAAAAACTTAAAAAGATTTTAGAAGAAGCTGGAGGCGAAGTTGAGGTTAAATAATGTCTAGTACCGTATTCAATAAACAAAAAGGTTTAGATTATACTAAGCAACCTATGTTCTTTGGTGAGGATTTACAGGTACAAAGATATGATAATATGAAGTATCCTATCTTTGATAAACTCACACAACAACAATTAGGTTTCTTTTGGAGACCAGAAGAAGTATCTTTACAAAAAGACAGGTCAGATTGGTCATTATTAAGACCAGAACAGAAATTCATATTTACTAGTAATTTAAAATATCAAACAATGTTAGATAGTGTACAAGGTAGAGGACCAGCATTAGCATTTTTACCTTTTGTTTCAATACCAGAATTAGAAAGTTGTATAATTGCTTGGGATTTCTTTGAAACAATCCATAGTAGAAGTTATACATACATTATTAAAAATTTATATCCTAACCCTAGCGAAGTTTTTGATACAATAATAGAAGACGAAAAGATAGAACGAAGGAGCCAATCTGTTACTCAACATTATGATGAGTTAATACAGGTAGGTAACCAGTATTCATTAGATAAATCTAAAGTTGATGAATATGATTTAAAAGAAAAACTTTGGCGAACATTAGTAACGGTAAACATATTAGAAGGTTTAAGATTCTATGTTTCTTTTGCTTGTAGTTTTGCTTTTGGTGAACTTAAATTAATGGAAGGAAGTGCGAAAATCATTTCCTTAATTGCAAGGGATGAAAGTCAACATTTATCAATATCACAAAGAATAATTAATAACTATCGTGGTCCTGAAAATGATAAAGTTATGAATAGAGTTATTAAGAGCAATGAGAAATATGTGGAAAAACTATATGATGAAGCAGTTGGGGAAGAGAAGCGTTGGGCAACATATCTCTTTTCTCAAGGTTCTATGGTAGGTTTATCTGAAAAACTTTTACATAATTATGTTGAATGGATAGCAAACAAAAGAATAAAAGCGATTGGTTGTAAACCTAGATATAATCAATCATCAACAAATCCTTTACCTTGGACAGAACATTGGTTAAATAGTCGGGCAATGCAAAACGCACCACAGGAGACAGAAATTGAAAGTTATGTTATCGGTGGTATCAAGCAAGATGTAGAAAAAGACCAATTCAAAAAATTCAAACTTTAAGCTGAAATGGCACACAAAAGAAAGACAGAATGCTCTCATTGTGATGAGAGTTGTACAATACTTTGGGAACAAGAAGATTTTGAACCAATCTCTTGTCCTTTCTGTGGTGGTGCATTAGAGAAAAATGATGAAAATGACCTTGAAGAGGAAATAATTGATGAAGACAATAATTGGAATTGATTATTCTTTAACCTGTCCTTGTTGTTGTTTAGTAGAAGGTGGTTTCAATGGAGGTAATGCTGGATTAGATAACTGCCAATTTTTCTATCTAACAAATGTTAAGAAATATCAAGGAACATTTTTAAAAGGTCAGATAACTGGTAATCCATTTGATGATTGGACTACACAACAAGAGAGACACGATAAAATATCCGAATGGGTATTTGATAAAGTAATCAAACATACCATAAACCCTATAGTCTATATTGAAAATTATTCCTTTGGAAGTAAAGGAAGGGTATTCAATCTAGCAGAAAACACAGGATTACTCAAACATAAACTCTATAAAAAGGGTATCAATTTTACGACATTAGTTCCATCTGTAATTAAGAAATTTGCAACAGGCAAAGGTAACGCAGATAAAGAAAAGATGTATGACAAGTTTTACGAGGAAACTGGAGTTAATATGATGGAAGTCTGTGACCAGACTACTTTGAATAATCCAGTTACAGATATAGTTGATAGTTTTTACATTGCTAAATCAGGCTTTTCCACAATATAGTACACAAATCCCCCTAAAATTCCCCAAAAACCCAGTAAAATCAACGAAAATAGTGCTTGACAAAGCACCAAAAGTATGGTATTATATAGCTATGATACAAAATAATCAAGTAACAAATACACTAAAATGGTTAGGAACCCTAGTATTAATAGTAGGAGTTGGGATAAATTCTCTTGGATTTTACCCTTTAGGTCCTATTGTGATGATGTTAGGAGGCGTAATATGGGTTGTAGTTGGGTATATGTGGCAAGAAAACTCAATTATCCTTACAAATCTGATAATTACCCTGGTTTCAATCGTTGGAATGTGCGTAAAATATGGGTTTTTTAACTAAAAAAGTGAGCATTTTGCTCATTTTTTGCTTGACAATGGTTGCAAAAACTGATAGGATATGAGTATGATTAACACTAAAAAGATTAATAAAAAGGAGAAAACACTATGACAAATCTAACAGATGTTTATTTTAACAAAGATGATATAGGAAAAAACCTATATAGAAAAAAAACTTACTATACACTTTGCATTGAGCAAGATGTATTGGCAAAAAACCAAGATGAAGCTGATGATAAACTTTCAGATAATGGTATTGACCATGCAAAAATTAGTAAAGACCTTACTGAAACAAATGATGGAGTTGAAACTTATATGGTAGACGCTAATTATACAGAATCAGATACAACGAAGTTTCTTGGAAAAGTAAAATATGATGATGATACTATCTCTCAAAGTTTAGAAGACGCAGTTGAGAACGAAGATGTACATATTGATACTTACGCTGATGAAGATGAACCTTTACAACAAACAGAAGCTGAAAAGGATTGTGCTATTATTCAAAAATCAATAGACGATTTAAATGAAGTTGAGGCAAAAGCTGACGCTGATGTTGATGTTTCATTAAATCTTGCAAATGAAAGTAAATTAGGTAAATAATGACAAAACACGATTTCACTTTAAATTTAGTTTATAAAATAGAGTATTGGGATGATGAAGACCACGAAGCTTTTTTCACTTACCATACTATATTCAGAAATGTACCTTTATCTCAATTAAATAAATTGAACAATAAAGATTTACAGGCAAAAATCAAAAAGTATTGTGATAAGAATTTTAAAGAAACTGCTGAAAACGCTACAGGTCTTACGGAAGTTGAAGTGATAAACGCAGATGAGTATTACAAAACTTATAGTGAAGTATTTGGCGAAGTCGCAAATGGTGATAACGCCTTATTTAACGATTATGGTCAGTTATGGAATGGTAGACAATTTTTCAAATATGATTATAATCCAGAACTAACAGAAAGTTATACTTACAAGAACTTAAACAAAAAAATGAGAAATCTTAACTAGGAGGATACTATGGGACAAGTAAAACAAATGACAATGGACAACGCTGAAACAGCAGTTGACAAAATAATTTTTAAAATGACAGATGGTGCAATTGATTGGGATACTGCTAAAGCAAATATTCTAAAAGTTGCAAATATTAATATGATTGGAATTGACGAAGATAATGTTGATGAAGTAATGAGTGAGGAACTTAAATAATGAAAAAATTTAAAGAAATAATGACAACAATATTTGCTGTATTAGGAATATTGTTATTAATTGGTGCTACTGGTGCAGTAGAAACAGACCAATGGTTACTTGCAGTTACATATTTTATTATGGGTGTGGGTTCAATGTTTATTAGTATAATTACCCAAGGTTCAGAAAACGATAAAGAAGAATATGAACCTATACATCCATCGTTATATGATGTAAATGATGAAGATAAAGATTAAATGAACATAAAAGAAATAGATAAAAAAATGAACGATATTGAAAACTATTATAACCAATTTAATATGTGTTCTTATGAATACCCTACCGAAGATAAAAGAAAATTAAGTAGATTATATAATTTGAAACTAAAACTAACAAAAAAGGAAAAAAGTGAAAAAGAAAACTAAAAAATTGATATTAGAATTATTAGATTTTTGGCCAATGACAATAGTTGTTCCAACAATGCTAATTTTAATATTATTAGGAGCAGCAGGAGTATTTTAATATGAATAATGGATATTATGCAGTTGTATTAAATAAGGAATCCTGTGATACTATAAAGCAAAATGCAACAATGGATGTTGTAGTTAGTAACCATATTACACTTGCATATAAACCAAACAATAAGACTTTTACAAAGTTGAATAAATTGATTAATAAAAAAGTTGATGTTTATATTAAAGAAAAAAGAGCAAATAAGAACATAGAGGCATTTTGGTTAAATGGTATGTACTTAGCAGAAACATATAAAAAATTAAAAAGATTTGATAAAGGACCAGCACATATTACAATATCACATAAGAAGGGTTTTAAATCAGGTGACGCAAATACAATGTTTAAAAAACCAACTTATAAAGAAGATTTACAAACTGAAATGGATTATTTACAAGGTAAAGTTAAATGGATTCCATTTAAGGAGAAAAAATAATGAAAGATTATTATACAGAACATCAGGACAGACAAAATAAAAGAAATAAATTAGAAAGATTTTTAGATAGACATAACCATACAATGGAATTAATTAGAACTATACTTCCAATTATTTTGTTAGTTATGCAAACAATAATTATAATAAAAATATTTTAACAATGAGAGGTAAAATGATAAACGAAGAACTTATATTAATAGACAAGTTGAATATGGCAATAGATAAGATAGATGATGGTAAAATTGAAGACGCCAAAGACGATTTGATAACTTTAAGAGACGAAAAACAAGAAGTAGTTGATGAGTTTGAAAAAGGGGTTAGACATCAACTTCAATATCCAATGGGTAAAATGCCTGTTGGTGAATTAGCTAACGACCCAATTAAATAAGGAGGACACAATGCAAACTGATTTATTAGGACTAATAATGCTTATATTTTTAGGAGCTAGTTTTCTATATATGTTGAATACATCTATGGAGTGTAGAGACATTATTAAGAAAATGAAAGCTAGACTTAAAAAAGCTATAAAGAATAATGACTAAAAACAACGAAATTCCTATGATGTATGTATCAAGGGAGTGTGGAAAAAGCCCTCTCCGCCGTTCTAACGAAGGCGTAGTTGTCAAAAAAGTGAGTAGTTATGCGAATATAAAGACTATTGACAATACAAGGGTTTTAGAGTATACTATTAATAATTAATGAAAGGTGGGATATAAATGTCTTTTACATATACAAAAGAAATGATGTTTGCTGAATTTAAGACAGCAACAATCAAAGATAAGAAGGGCAAGAAAGAGAAGTTTGATAATCGTATAAATTTTATCAATGAAATGAAATTGTTAAAGAAGGAATCTCCTTCGGCAATGAGGTCAATTAATATCAAAGCCAAACAATTTGATAATCTTCTATTTGCTTGGAAAGCTCCAAATCCTAGAGACCATTTTTACCAAAAAGTATTCGGTAGAACTTATGCAGAACAAATAGAACACGAAATTAAAAGAGACGGTGATGAGAAAAAAGAGAAGAGTTTAACTTAATGAATTCAATAACAATTGGATAGAAAGAGACATATGAATAAGTTGAAAACAATAGTATTTGCGTCTGTTCTTTTAATAGGAACAAATGCAAACGCAACAAGTCCTGCTGAAGTTAAAGAGGAGTTAATCAAACAGAAAGATATGCTGGTTCAGCATATTTCTGTAAAAGTTGATGAAACAAAAGAATATCAAATTAAAGCTTGGGCAGATGGTAAAGAACAATTGAAGAACAATTGGATTATGATTAAATCGTGGTTCATTGTTAAGCCAAAGGATACAGAATAATGGACTTCCAATTAACAAGTTCCAATGATGGAACTTTTTTAATCAGACCTGTTACCGCTAGGGCACAGGTTTGGTGGTCCGACAACAAGATGAGAGATAGATTTGTTGTTGATAATACGCATAATGAATTTTGCGTTATATTAAGTGAAAACCAAAAGAAAGTTTGTAATGAAATTAGACAAAATAATTTTGATTTTACTAATTAGTTTTTTAACTGCTTGTAGTAGTACAAATAAAGCAGTTAATATTAATGTGAGTGAAGACCATACAAAAGAATATAAGTTTACAAGGTCTCATTTAGGTGTTGTACTTGGTGGTGCTACTGGTGTAGGTGCTTGTGTTGAAATGATTGGCACAGACCCTTATGTTGCGGCCACTTGTGCAGTAATTGGTGCTTTTATTGGTGCCGAGATAATGCACAATAGTGATTATGATTTACACCAAGCAGTATTTGTTGACCATTTAAATAATGGTCCTAGTAGTGCAAGTTATACTAATTGGTATAGTACAAAATCTGGAAATAATGGAACGATTAAAATTAATAGAAGTTATGTACAAGGTCCATTAATTTGTAAAGAATATGAAAGTAATTGGAATATAAAATCAAATTGGCCAGTTGTTGGTATTGGGAATCAATATATTGATACTAGATTTGGAACGGTATGTCAAATGCCAGATGGTCGTTGGGTGGAGAAAAGATGAAACAGATTTGGTTTCTTATAATTTTTGTAATGTTATTAACATTATTAGCCGTAACTGCTAGTTTAGCTAATACTGAAAGCTCCTTTGTTATGAATAAAGTTGAACCAGAAGATGGCGAAGTAATGTTAATAAAATCGGCACCTGTTGATGATATTTTTGTAAATGATATAAATGAAAAGGTGCAGAAGAAATTAAAACTAATATCAGAAAATGAGAAAAAAGGAATTTTAAAATCGCAGATATTAGAACGATTTGAAAGAGACGGACAATGGTGTTTCATTAAAATTATTATCAGACAAACTCCAGAAGGAGATATAGTTAAGGAAGAGATTATGGAGTGTGCCGATACGGAACATGGAAGAACTGATAAAGAAAGAATTGCTGAATTGGAGAAACTAATTGAATTAGAAAAGGCAAAGAAACCTGGTTATTGGGAATTATTTGCTGCTTTTTACTATAAAGATTTAAATGCTCCAGAATATTGTAGGTTGTATTCTCAACCTTCACACGCTTTCAAATCCTTCGGAAGAGCGTGTTTAACGATTGAAGGAAATTGGGAGAAAAGATGATGATAAAAAATGTCATAATTCTTGGACTCCTTGCTATGATTGTTGCTGGTATGTCTTTTGGAGAGGCTGCTGTCTATATAGAAAATAGTCAGGTTATTGACAAGATTAGCGAATTATTATATAATGTAATAAGGAGTGTGAAAGAAAATGTATAAAAGCATAGTAAACATAGTAGGTGTGATTCTAGTTGGATTATTACTTACAAATTGCTCTTCAAGTACTTACAAAATTAAGCAGGAGAGTAATAAGATAGTTACCAAAGTGCCTATATGGTATATGGGTAATTTTGATGTTAAGAAACATTGTGATATATCAATGTGGGCGAATAAGCCAATCATCAAAAACGAAGATGACGACAAAGTTTGTATCTTCGGAGTTGGTACTAGTGTATCTCCAAGTTTAGAACTTGCAATAGAGAAAGCAAAACTGATTGCAAAGGCTGAAATGGCGGATATAATTGCAGGTGAAATGAATAAGAAATCTAAAATATTTGTTACCGAAATCGGAAAAACAAATGTTAAAACGGTAGTTACAGAAGTTGAAACTGCTTTAGTTAATATTATAGCAAATACACCTGTTAGAGGATATGAAATCTTTGCTCAGGAAGTAACCAGAACGAAGAACGGTTATTATAGAGCTTGGATAGGTTTGAGATTACCTCTAGGAGAGTTTAATAAGATGTACGATTACACAATCGCAGAAGTGATTGACGCACATAATCTTAAACTTAAAGCTGCTGAAGCATTTAAAAGTGTAGAAGATTCAGCTAATGCAAAAAAGATAAAGTATGAGCAATAACATAATCGTGTATTCAAAAACGAATTGTGGGTATTGTGTTAAGGCGAAGGCCTTGTTAAAAGGCCTCGGTCTTACCTTTGTTGAGAAGAAGGCGGAAGAATTTGAGTCAGTAGACGCAATGATTAAAGATATTGGTAAGAAAGTTAGGTCTATGCCTCAAATAAAAATAGATGAAGAATTAGTTGGTGGTTATAATCAGTTAATAGAATATTATAACAAACAAGGATTAGTAGATTTTAAAGGTAAAATTAAAAAGAAATAATGTCAGAAGTAAAAGATTTAGATACATTTAAGTATGATGGTTTTTTGAATGGTTTATTAGATGTTGATATTACAGCGTTTGATGAAGTAAAATGGCCGCCGTTAGATAAAGAATTTTTATCTACTAAAGCGTTGAAAGAAATAGAAAAGATAAAATCTCAATTAGAACCAATCTTTAAGACAAAATATAAAAATATTCAACACAATCTTACTGGAATTTATAAAGGTCCTGCAGAAAAAGTACGAGGTAATGTTATAGTATACCTTGATAAATCACACCATACGACAGATAACTATGTTGAAATAACAGCATTAGATAGATGTAGAGTATTTCCTGACCAAGGAGAATATCTATGGTTTAATGATAGTATTAAATTTGTAAAACGCTTTAATAGTGATAAGGTAAATAATATCAGGTTTATATATTTTGATTACAAATTAGATGGTGAACTATTTAAAGATTTTTTAGAAAAAGCTGAAGAAGAGAAACAAGAATTGGAAGAATCTATGAAAGAATCTTTTAGACAGCGTGATGAAAGAAAGAAAACTGAATCAGAAAGATTACAAGACGAGTTGGAACCATTATAATGTCAGATGATAAAGATAAAGATAAGCCAAGTAAAGCTTTTAAAAATGTAGTTTTATTTCCAGAAAATAGAATTAAAAGACCAGTTAGACCAGTATCCCCAGCAGCCACAAAGAAAATGAGAGACTACCAGGCTGCTAAATTTGTAGAGACAGCAACGGATGAGATAGGGTTAGATTTAGTTAGAAGGTTTGTATTAATGGGATTAGATACAAAGCAAGATGTATTTACAAAAGATTTAGCAATGGCTATGGACGCAATTAGAGGTCTTTTATATAGACAATTTAAAATGGTACACCCTATACAGAAAGTTACTGATGGTGCTGTTAAATTAAGAATGAATAAAGCAGGCGTAGTAACTGCTAGAATTGAATATGGTAATATTAGTGATGAAACTTCTGCTCGTACCAAACCAATAACGAAGAATATATCAGACGATTTAAATAATCGTAATAGTGGATATTTTCAATTTACAGAAGATTTTGAATTTAAACCAGAGTTTGATTCAGACGGAAATCCACCATTTCCAGTTGGACCAGATGATGAAGGTCCTGATAAGGACAAATAGAATTTTAATTATGGGAAACCACTTTAGTGCGATTGACCATAATAAAGTAGTTGTAGAACTTAAAACTTAATTTAAAGGAGGTTAAACACTAATGTTTAATTTTTTATTTAATAAAAAAGGAGACGATATAATGGCAAGACCAAAAATATCTAAAACGCAGAAGGTATTAAATCTTTTGTTAAAAGGCGAAAATGTTACTTGGAAGACTTTAAGAAACAGATTTGACTTACTATCACCAAGAGCAATGGTTGATAAATTGAGAGAAAAAGGACATATGATATATGTTAACAGGTCTGTTAACGGAACTTCATATAGAATTGGAACTCCTACCAAAGCGATTATCGCTGCTGGTATAAAAAAACTTTATGGAACAGAATACTCTTACGCAAATAGAGCCTAGTTCCTAAAGGTGAGGAAGGCAGAATTACCTGCTTTAGGAGGCGACCAAAGCTAGCGTGGAGGTCGCCTCACTTTCTCAAATGGAAAAACAATGAGTTATAGTGAAACAAAGCAAGTTAAAGTAGAACAAATATTACCTAAAGATTATGCTGAAAGTTTAGCAAAACATTTAGTTGAAAAAAAATATTTTTTAAAACGAGTAGATGTAAAGAAAGTAGAAAAGGCAGTTGTTGAGTTTGATAACTTTAATGAAATTTGGCACGCTAGGACTAGATAAGGAAATTTATGACTAAAGATGATGAAGAAAATACTTTATTTCCAGAAAATGGAAATGGTAGTAGAAGTACAGACGAACAAGATAAGACATATGAGAACGAACACGAAAGAGATTACTCACCGATGGTACATCTTTCAATTAGAGAGTATGATAAGTTAAAAGAAAAGACAAAGTTTATTACAGACCCTACCTTGATTGGCTATATAGACAAGATAGAGTTTTTTGTAAAAGAAATAAGAAAACACATAGTTAGAACGGATATAAAATGAGTCTAGCAACATTTGGACAATTGTTTTCAACCGCTAAATCTAAAAGAAAATTAAAGATTAATGTTTCAGACGGTAAAGAGTTTAAAGTAGAGAAAGAAGGATTATCTTTTAAGAAGATTTTTAAATCAGCTCAAAATACAGCACCTAAAGGTACTAAAGAATTGAAGGTTGAATATACAAATAGAAAAGGTACTATCATAGACCGTTGGGTTAAAGTTCCTATGGGTCGTAGTAAGAAGAATAGATAATGACAGATAAAGTAATAAACGAAGATACACTTAAATATGGTCCTTTAGTAGGTCGCCCTTGTATTTTACCGGTAACGGATTGCAAAGTTTGTTTTACTAATAAACAAGGAAAAGAATATGAGGTTGAATTAACTCGTTTAATACAAGTATTTAATAATAATATATGGAACAATAGTAAAAGTGTTAAATGAGTGATGGAAAAATAGAAAAGTTTTATGATAAAGCATTTAAATTAGCTTGTGAAGTAGAACCTGAATTGGTTGCAGGTGTTT